CCTTTTTAAACCCTGATGAGTTCCCTGTAATTGGTACATTTACACCGCCTACGCCTGCCATTGTCTTAGCTTTTTTGCCTTTTTAATTGCCCTTAATATTTCATCTTTAGTTGCAGGATCTTGTTCAATCTTTTTGCGATCTTCTGGCAATGCAAATAATTGCTCTGGCTTTTTGGCTCGTTTGGAATGGCTATTAAACATTATTGATCCAACCCATCTGATAACACGCATCTGCGATAACCAAAAATTATAATCCGCATCAATCTTTATGCCTATCCCCTGAACAACTTTACTTGCCTGATCTAATGATAAGGCCATGAAGTCATCAGGCCGCAATGAGGTATAAACATAGACATATGGCTCAGTTTGATCCAACCAATCTATGAAACTTTGCTTACCTGCATTTTTTTTTGTGGCTCTCCTGACATTGCCTGGCCTAATAATTCGCCTGCCTCTGTCATGATTCTGGTCAATTCTGGCAATGGTACAATTTTCTCAACCTCCTCGATTGTTAATTCCTCATCCTCCAACATACCAGCCCAAATGAATTTAACCATAACATCAATGGATGCCATCTTTTTCTCATCTGAAAATACTGAAAATAACGGCTCTCCGAGAGCTTTCTCAAGCTCACGAAGTGACCGCAAAGAGTATTTAAATGATCGTCTTTTATCAATCTTTATTATCATGTGATAACCGTTGCTGTTAATGCTCCTGTGCCTTTGAATGAACCGCTATATGTTGCCGTATCTTCCAATGGTGCATCAAGTGATACGCTTGTCAAATATGCCGCTCCTGACCATTGTGGATCGCCTGAAACCTGCGAGCTAAAAAGCAATGTGACCTGTGATCGCTGAGATATTAAAGACCGTAATTCCTCGTAGGAATATGTATCATCAAATGCCTCCATACCATCAAAGTCAATTCCCCAACTCCTGGTACTTTCCAATACTTCCTCATAACCTCCGCTGTTTTTTGTTGTTGCATCTCTTGTTGCCATTTCGTATGATAATGAATGTGATGTTGTTGAGCTGATCGCCGTTCCATCCACGTATAAAATCATAATTGTGCCGTTAAGCTTACCTGTCGTTGCCATGTGTTTTTTATTTTAATTTAGTTTAGCAGATAGTTTTAATTTGTTGCAACCTTTTATATGCTGCTTTTCTGATTGTAATACGCTCATCATTCATTATATGTTTTAGAGCGTAGGTATTAGATATTAATTTTACTTTTTTTTTATCTCTGCTGCATCCTCTGGCAATTCCTCAATTATCTCCTTACCTTTTGCCTCAGATATTTTTTCAACTTCCTTTTCCTGCAAAGTTACAAAATCCGTTGCAATGCATATCTTATTTTTTATCAAATCTTCGGCCAATGAATTAATCATGTTTGCCTGATCATCTTTTTTGTATTTGTTAGATCCGATTTGGTGTTTTTTTATAAATTTTACTTTCATCTTATTTGTCTTATGGAATACTCCTGATTAATATGATATATTTCTTTGCTATTTTCGTATAAATCCCTATCTGTAACAAACTGAATTGAATTAATGATAATACCTACTCTTGTACCTGAAAACCTGTCTAATGCGGTCCTGATTGCCCCTGATAAGGTCTTAAGATCTGCTAATGACTTTCCAAACATATCAATATCCAATGTGATAACATCTAATGTTGATGGGCCATCCTTATCATCCTCTGGCTCATTGCCTATACGTTGGAATGTTACGGCTGGCAATGTTTCGCCCTGTGGTATTCTGGATGGATATATACGAGTTGATACAATATCTGTAACAGATGCCGTATTTGTCAATATATCATAGATTGCCGTTTCCATTACAATTTGCCTTTTTTAAGAATCTTATTTACTTCTTTTGGTATTTCATTTAATATCTCAACTTTCATGATCTTTTGGATCTGTCCTTTGGTCTGCATTAATGCAGGCCGCATAAATGGACTTTTTGTTGATCCAAAACCTTTGTCTGCTAATGCCTGACCTTTTGCAGATCTTGATTTTTTTAATGGCTCAGTCCTTTTTGCCAATGTACCATACTCAACCCAATTACCCAAATTATAAAATGCATCATTCGGCGATACTTTAGGACCAACAACAACATATTTATTGCCTGCTTTACCCTTAACAACTGATACAATTCTTTTTAATTCTTTTGATGATACTTCCTTATCTCCAAATTTAAAAACAATACTTGTATCAACTTTTGACTTTGCGGCTTTTATCAATGGCTTTGCAGCTCTTTTTAATGCTTTTGGTACGATCTTATTTTGTGTCCGTTTTGGTAATACCTTGAGCATCTTATTAACATCCTCCAATCCTTTTACATGTACGCCAAATTTATTCATGTCACCTGCAATAGTTTAGCAAATATTTCCAATCCATCCTGGCGGCCAAGTTCTGAAAAGGAATAAATATCATAATACTTTGAGTTATAAAACAACCTGTAATCATCCACGTTTACGCCTGTACGATAACGGATCTTTATCTTTACATCGGCAACCTCTGTTAATTGGCTGGCCTCAAATGTTTCCTTGCCTTTCAATTCTATTACATGTCCCCACGTTGTAAATGATACGGACCATGATGTTGTTTCCTCGCCATAAGCATTGCGGCTCGTAGTTTTTGTTTCAAATATTATACGCCTGTCTAATTTTCCGCTAAACATCCCATGACATATTTATAATCTGCTGGTTCGCCCTCAATATCTTCAAATTTCCAGATGTTTACCTCCGATTTCAGATCAATAACATATGGATATTTGCCAACATCAACGCATTTATTACTTGCACCCTCATATATCAGTTTCATATTAGATGAATTATCCAAAGTACAATTAAGATTATCATCCCATAACATTATCCTTTCACTTTCCAATATCTCTAAAAATCCAGCTTTTGCACCCATTCGTGCCTGCCCTCTATTGATATAACGCTCCTCTCCGGTATTGCCGTTCAATGATCCTGCAATGCTGTTCAAAAAACGTACCTTTATACGCCTTGCAATTTTCCTTAATGCCTTAAATGAGATCATGCGACCAGCTCCAATTATCTGTAATTTATAATCAACAAATTTTGCCTTTCCATCCTCAACAAAATAAACTTTATCAACCCCAATGAGATCAATGCCCTCATTCATATAATACTCATATATCTTTAATAACTTTTTATTGATAAGAGTATCAGAATTGAAAGTCATTAAATAATCATAATCTTTTTGGATGGCCTTTTCAAGTCCTTTGTTGTATTTACGCCCTACTGGTATATTCTCAGTACGTACATAATCCGCTCCATATTCTTTGCAAAGATCCTCCGCCCAATCTTCTGAAACAACCGCAAATATATCAAGACCAAGCGATTTTATACCATCAAAACATTGCCTGGTAATTTCAGGCCGTTTCCAAACAGGTACAAATGCTAATATTTTAAACGAATTCACGTAAAGAATATTGATTAATTAAATGTCCTAATGCCATTGGCACTGGTATCTCTGATACTGATCCGGTTGTTAATATGTTTTGCCTATTCTCGTAAAAATACGCTCCTATTAACTTGATTGTGCTGCGAATCATATCAGGTACATCAGTACCAGCATCTCCATAACCTGCCTTAAATGTAATCGTAACGGCGTTATAAACATTCTCCGTTCCTGGAAAACTCTCGCCATCAATCGGCCTTAATTTGCCAACTTCTGATTTGACATCAACCTCGTATAATGCACTTGACCAGGTCTGAGTTGCTCCGTCTGTATCTTGATATACTACGGATGTAATGGATTGTAATGGTGCTTTTGGAAATTCAATGTAATCAGTAGGAAAGTCATCCAAATACATGCCATAAGTGGCTGTAATTAGTTGCCTCCATGATCTTTGTTCAAAGTAATCAGTAGCCGCCAGAATAACGGTATCAATATAATCATCTTCTGCGGTTGTATCAACTCTTAGATGAGTTTTTAATTCCGCCCTTGATATTGGCGTAGTCGCTGGAGGTGTGATTATCTCTAAACTCAATGGATCATTTCTTTTTGGATTTGGTTGTTGATTTTGAGATTACTGCCTTTTTTACCTGAGCTTTCTCAACTATCTTAACCGCAAATCCTTTGTCAATTAATCGCTTTGCTGCCTCTGTTGGCAAATCAGCAACGTCACCAATATTGATGACGCTACTTCCTGCCATATTTACAAGATACTTTATCTTCATAACTTTTTTATAAAGTTTTAGGAGGTCTTAATCGGTGCTACCTGCTATACCACCTCAAAAGATCCTCCCTACTCCTTATTTATTAAGTACTCGGATGTCGTATTGCATGTATTGGATTCGTACCTGCATCGATGACCTTGCCATCTGTTCTCAGGAATCCTATAAATCCAACTTGTAATGCATCCGCATATCGCTCATTTAGTCTAAGTAGAGTGAATCCCTCAACATCTCTAATGATGTACTTTTGGAAATCGCCAAATAAAACTGAATAATTGCCAGCTCCGATTGAATCAACATCTTGATTGATTACAATAGGATGTCCGAGTAATAGATCTGGATCACTCATTGATACGGTCGGCCTCCAAAGGTACTGATTAGTAGTATCCTTTAGCTGTGCAATCGCTTTCAAAGTTGAATCATTAAACATCCATGTGCCATTTGCTCTGTACGCTGGATCAACTGCATGCTTTAGATCAATGATCTCATCAAATGTAATTGCTGCTGCTGCTGCGGCCGTTGTTGGTGTCGCATCATGTATTACTCCTCTTGGCTTAGCAGATCCGTTGCCTGTGGTGTAACCTACATTTGTTAATCGACCAATTCGCTCAGCTAATGCACTTGATAAATATTCCTCAAGATTGAAAAAGCTATCTGCCATTAATTGGCGGCTCACTTTAACCATTTTTGAGCTGGCTGTATAACTTGACAATGTTAGATTTGCAAAAGTCTCATCCTGATCGGCTGCTGTTGCATTCTCTGCCAACCATTCGCCCTGAATCGCTGTGCTGTTTACCGTTGGCCAATCTAATGTTTGTCCTGTGCCTGTCTTAATGACCTTAGCAACGGATCTCATTCCGCCATATGCTAACAATGCCCTTTCAAGATCGCCGCTGAATTCATTAGGTACTAAGAAACCACCCTCAGAGTCAGTACCCTCAGATTGCGCTCTTGTTTCAAAAATTGCACGTTCATCAGATGTCAATCCTGTCACGCCTTTTCGCATGTACTTCCAGAATACTTTGGATTGCTGATTTTCAGTATCTTTGATTTCATCAACTGATTTGTTTTCCTCAGTAGCTTTTTTAAGGATCTTTTCCTCGGCCTCTGCATTCAATTCATTCAGTTTTTCAACTCTTTTAATTTTCTTATCAAGATCAGATACATCGCCAATATGCTTTGTATATTCTGTATCTTGTTCAGGAGTAAGATCTTTGCCCTCTTTTTCGGCCAGTTCAATGATAGCTCTTGCACTATTCAATGCCTCTTGTCTGTCCTCCCTGTATTTTTTGGATTCTAATAACATTTTATTTAGTTTAATTAATAGCAGGTAGGATTATTTGCAAAATTATAAAATTTTCTCTAACAAATCTAATTGCTTTCGCTTTAGATTCAATGTATTTGGTTTCTCAATCTTTTCTGGCAATGTCAATCGCTCTGATTCTATTTTTTCAATGCTCCTGACCGCATTCGGATTGCTTGGAATGTTTACAATACTAAATTCCAATAGATCACGTTTGCCATAATGATATATTTCTGAATCTGAATCCTCCATTTTCCTGAATTCGCCCTGCTCCAGCGGATTGAATCCAACGCTCGTAGCTTTCAAAGTACCAAATTGCACCTTTTTAAATATCTTTTCTGCTAATGGATTGATTTCCTCTGGCTCAAACTTTACTATGCCAATCAGTTTACCATCTCTTATCTCTGCTTTACCTATTCCAATCACGCTATCTGGATTTGCCTGGTCCTCCCCATAAACATCATGCTGATAGCCGACAATACCATTTTTATTATAATTATCAAGATGCCATCCATCAACATCTAATATAGTATTATGCCGATCTTTTGTATTATCAGATATTATAAACTCCGCTGTTCTGTTATCAACGTCTATTTCTCGTAATGAGCTATTTTTGTGCCTTAATTCCATAACTTTATATATTTAGTAATTCTTTTAAATCTTTTAAATTTCCATTTGTTTTTGCCGTCTGTGGTGATACAGGCATCATATTGGCTGGTATATAATGCTGATCGCCGCCAGCATAACCATTCATATTTTCTTTTCTCAATACTTCATTCGGCGATAATATGCCATTTTGAATCATTGTCTTATAATATTCTGATCTTTGCTTTACATCACCACGCAATAAACCCTCAACATTAAATTCAATATTAAATACGCCTTTTTCCCTTTCCTGCAAAAGTTTATCATTCAATTCCTGCTCGATGTTGGCTAATAGCGGTGTCAATGAAAATTTAACATATGATAATACCAATTCGCTAATGTTTGAGAATGTCGCACGTTCCAAATCATATAATAATGGCGGCGGTATTCTGAACATTCTTGCTATATCTGTTACTGAAAATTTGCGGCTCTCTAAAAATTGAGCATCTCCAGGAGGTACGCCAATCTGTTTTACTTGCATTCCCATATCCAACGGCAAAAATGTTTTTTCGCCTGATGAACCCTCATATTTTGCTAATGTCTTTCTAAGGTTCTCCAGCCCCTCCCTTGATAATTGGCCAGCTCCCTCAATCGCATAATCTAACTTCATTCCTTTTTTAAAGAATGTTGATCCTGTTTGCTGTGCTGCTAATCCCAAACCAAGATTATCACGCATCAATGATATTACTGACTTTCCTTTAATACCATCAAATCCTAATCCCTTTACATGGATCACATTTGAGGAATCAAATATCTTTTTGCCATCCGTAGTATCAAAAATATACCAAAGTTTGCCATCAACAACTGAAATTGATACATTATTTGGAGGAAATGGCATTAAACTTGTTGGTACAGTACCATCACGCTCCATTATTAATGAGTAATGATTGCCCCATAATGTAATATCACTAACCATTAATTGCCGCCATTGATAGGAGGTCATAAATGCGTTTGGCTTGGTATGGATCAGATAATATAATGCATGATCTTTGCGTAAATCTTTACTTGTTCCTGAATCCTCATAAACTTGTAATGGTAACATTGCAACGGATTCCGATAATAATCGGACCGCCGAATAAACTCCAGGCAATCCAAGTGCTGTATTTGGTGTTACATTCATGCCTGCTGATGAATCCCCAAATAAATCAGTTAGCCAATTAGCTGGATTTGATAATGTAGTGGATGGATTCTCAGGCGATGCCCTGAAAATGTCACTAAATGATGGTAGTCGATCAAATATGCTCACTTTTTAGTACGTGGCTCAGATGATAGCAGGTAGAAAATTATCAATAATACAAATATAATACCAATAGTCCAATAAACCAAATAAAGAGAATATGCAATTAATATTAATAACGAAAATCCTACTATTAAAGTTGCAAATTTACGCAAATTTCTCATTTATTAATTTTGTTTGCCAATAATCGCTCTGGTGTGACCTGTGCCATATTGAATCATCAACATGCTGCAAAGTTACCCATTTTCTGGGATGTTTTACACAAATTACAGGAATATTACATTGTTTTGCTTTGATGCCAACCCATATATCGGCCATATTGCGTTTTTTAAAGTCCTTGAGATTAAATGTAATCGTATCACTATGGTACGCCATTACCCCTGTTCCTGGTATTTGGATTATCTGGTCCTCTGCCAGCTCCTCATCCAACCTGTATTTATTCCATGAATCATGATAAAAGGATTTAATTGGCGGCCTGAATGTCTTACCATGAATTGTAATAATGTTATTATCAATGCGATCCATCATTTTTTTAACATAATCCGGCGGATATATTATATCATCATCGCATGAAAATATAAATCCCTTTGCTTTGAATCCAAACTTACCTGCATCGCCTATATTATTAGTCGCATGATGGTTTATTTTAGTATCTGACAACCATAATGGAATTGATCTGTAATTGTTTAGCCAGATGTTTATCCTATCCGCTTGATCGTACAATGATTTGATTGTATTTATCAATAGTGATTCACGTTCTGGAATCGTGGCGATGTTTATTGTTACCATTTGCGATCTGTTACATTTGGATTCATCATTTTAGGATGATCAACCTGGTATGTTAAATCATCG